TTTCAGTCAAAGCCAAACGGTCCGCCTGAATACGCAAGTTGGCGATATCGCGCTGCGACAGAACGCGAGGAGTGCCAGCACCTTCGCCCGGACGCCGACCCGCAAAGTTCCTATAGTAGTAAGCTTGGGCTTCACGCAGCGGCGCTTCGGCTGCAAGCTTGGCTTCTTCGTTCTTAGCTTTACGTTCGGCTTCAGCAATGCGAGCCTGCACCTCAAGAGCCTGCCGCATTTCTGTCCGTCGAGACTTGGCTGCATCTTCTTGAGCGGCCAGACCAGCAGACAGATTGTCGAGAAAGCTGCCACGATTCGAAAGAACACCGCGCCCAAAAGCTGCCAAGTTATTTGCGGTGCTTTCTTGAGGGGCAACGTCTCGTGCTACAGCTTGACGCAACGTCTCAAGCAAGCTAGGTTCAGAGGCTACGGGAGTGGCTACCGGAACTGGAGCGGCTGCGGCACCCGGCGTCACAACAGAACTCGCACCCGGACGCGCAGCAGCACCGGCAGGAGCGCCCGCAGAAGCACCGGCTGGAGCCCCATTTTCCACAGGAGCTACCTGTGTAGTCTGAGGAGCAGGTGCCGCGCTTCGCGTATAGTACTGGCGCAACAAGTCCATTGGAATCATTGCCGGACTTATGGCCCGCGTGGTTGCACGGTACAAGTCCTCCGGTCCCAAGCCGAAAGACCGCAGGCGATCAACGATAGAAGTTTGTTGTGCAGGTTCAGCCATGGGGTCTGTTCCTTAACTATAAAGCGGGCCAGATTGTTGAGGATTTACACCCGGAATAGGACCTGATGCGCTAGGAGTCCCACCGCCGCCACCGATACCAAGTGCGCTACCGAGGTTACGAAGCTGTTCGAGGAACTTAGGACCTTGAGCAACGGCGCCAGTCAGGGCAGAGAAGATGTCACGCCCAGGGGCGGTCTCGGTTGCCTGGGCACCAATGCCGAGGGTGGAGGTGGGCAGACCCAAGGTGGAGCGAAGCGCCGAGATGCCACGCAGCGGATAGTCACGCTCTTCTTCGAACTGCTGACGCAATACGTCGAGTTCAGCCTGAGAGCGTGCCTGTTGTAGACCGCCTGTGGCCAGGAGCGGATTGACCATTGAGCCAAGGGCGCCTTGCGTCTGCGTCAAGCCTGTACCAAGCTGGCCCTGCATACCCGCATAAAGTGCCGGGATGTTAGCTTGGTCTTTGCGGAACTGGTCGAGAGCTTGATTGTAGGCCGCAGCGCGCTGTTGGGCAGAGACGTCGGCGATGTTGCGCTGAGTACCGCGTTCCAGTTCAGATTCTGCAATGGCTTGGCGAGAACCGCCGAAGGAGCCTGTGCGTGCAGACTGCTGGCCGAGTCGGAGACGTTCCTTGGCAGCACGCTCTTCGATGTCGCGGATAGCTGGTTCGAGGACCGCCTGCGTATAGGGTGACATGTAACCGGAGAGGTCAGTCTCAGGCAGGGTGGTAGCAACGCCCCGAGTAGCGGCAATGGCCTGTTGGGTTAGTTCGGGCGTGAGGGCGCTTAGGCCACCGGCTTGGGTAGCGAGACCACGGGTAGCTTCGAAGGCGCGTTGTTGGTCAGGGGTGAACTCGGCGACACGCTGAATGGGATTGCCTTGGGCGTCGACGTAGGGCTGGAAGGGTTCGGCAGCAAAGCCTCGCGTGCGGGCAATGAGTTCTTCGCGGGCGCCTGCCGTGGATGCCGGGGTCGTCGGGGTCGTGATGCGCTGAGACTGAGAAGGACCTACGCCAAGAATGGAGCTAAGACCACCTTGAACGGTAGCCGGGGCGCCTCCTAAAATGCTACTGAAGAAGCCACTCATTTCATAGTCCTTTCAAGAATCTTGCCCACCTGAAGCGGCCCGGCTTGGCGGGAGGTGCCAGTCTTGGCTTGGCGAACTTGGCGCACCATATCGTATAGGCGCTTCGAGCCTGCGTTGGTGGAGCCGTCACCCATCATGGAGACCACGTCGGCGGGGATGACGAACTCGCCATCAGAGAGGGCCGCCGCCCGTCGCCCGTCAATGGAGGTCGGGATCAAATCGTCTAGGCCGCCACCTGGGCCTTTGGCGATCTTACCACCGCCCGGCAGGGGAATGACACCACCACGCGCAAAGCCCATTAGGTCAGGCAAAACTCCTTGCGTGTTGGCATTATACATCGAATCGCCCGGCAAGTCAACCAGCCCGCCTTCGGCAAACCAGTCGCCAAACCAATCACCAATGCTACCGAAGAAGTCACCGATGCTTTCAAATGCACCACCGAAAGTATCTTGCAGCCAGTCGAGGCCCTGCTCGGTCATGTCAGCAATAAAGGAGATGCCATCTTGGATGGGGCTATCGTAGCCGAGCGCATTGGAGAGAACGCTATCGAGGGCAAGGGGGCCTGCAATGAAGGGACCTGCACCGGGAATACCAAGCGAGGCAAGAGCGGCAGCACCCGCATCAACAGCAGCCGACACAGCCAGCGAAGCGACTACGTTGCCGCCGATTTCTGAAAGATTGTCGCCTGCCAGAATGCCGCCAACAACTTCACCAAGCGACCCACCTGCTTCGCCAATCAGGTCGTTTAGTGCGGCATAAGCATCACTACCAATTGCTGACCCCAAATCGCTGACAAGCAGAGAGGTATTGAGACCCATGCCGCCTTCGCCAGTAGATATTTGATACTTCGGATCATTAACAATGGAACCTAGGAGATCGGGACGCGAACCTACAACTTGATTTATGAAAGCGGTCTGAACATCTTCAGGGAACAATCTTGGATCAAGAGTTTCGCTACCAACAAAATTACGAGCAAGCTGCGCTAATTCGTTTGCGGTCTCGATGTCTTTTGAAGTCAAGTTGAATATGTTATTGACCGCGTTCGAAGAGGTTCCCGTGGTGGGCTGCTGAGTAGGCGCAGGTGGGAAGTAACGCTCATATTCTTCTTGGCTGATCTTGGAAGCTTCGCTGCCAGCCTTCGCGCCGCTAATGAGATTGCGGGCCACGTCCTCGGGTGTAGCGCCTGCCGCAAGCTGCGAGCGATAGTAGGAAAGCCCTTCGGCGTCAGGTGCGCGGCCAAGCAAATCCTCATAGAGTTTGCTGACGGTGTCGGTGTTTTGGGCTGCCTGTACGTCCGCACCCTGGGCGCCCGAGACAAGATCACGCAGCAGATCAGTTGAAGACTTACCACCTTCAAGCTGGCCGACCCAGTAGTCAAGCCCTTCTTGGTCTACATCGGAGCGCCCCAGTACTGCTTCATAAGCTTGCTTTACGGTAGCTTCACGAGCCAGTCGTTCGCGTTCCGCTTGGGCAGCTTGTTCACTGGTTAGCCGGTCACGCTCTGCTTGTTCGCGGGCAATAAGATCCCCTTCTTCTTGCTCTCTGGCAAGACGTTGACGGTCGCGTTCTTCTTGTTCGCGGGCCAGACGTGTCGCACGTTCAGCAGGAGTTTCGCCTGTCTCGACAATACTATCATTGCGGTTGCCGCCGTCAATAGTATCAACTCTGGTACCGCTGTCTACGGTATCTGGACGACCTATGTCGAAGTCAATGGTAGTGTCGTCTGTATTGAGGAAGTCGTTGCCGTTACCGCCCTTGAGAGTATCTGTTTTGGTAGTGCCCTTAGAGGTATCTACAACTGTGTCGACATAGTTGCCGCCGCCTGTAGTGTCGGTGCCTTCGAAGATGTCGTCTAAGTTGATAGTATCGTTAAAGTTGCCACCCTCGATAGTGTCTTGATAAAGATCATCTAGATTAAGGCTATCGTTGAAGTTGCCACCAGTTAGGGTGTCGACAAAGTTGCCGCCTCCGGTGGTGGTATCAGTAAAAAAATCGGAGTCGAGCCCACCCCCTGTGGTGTCGTCGCCGAGGTCGATGCTGTCTAGAATGTCTTGTAAGGAGAAGCCGTCATCTTGGCTGTCGTCCTGCGAGTCTTGTTCTTGAGACTGACCTGCGCCATTCATAGACTGCTGTTGTTGCTGACGCTGAGTCTGGGTCTGGTAGTTGACGTTGGTCGGCGTAAAGACATTTGAGATGTTGATGTCTTGAGCCTGCGCCCGAAGCTTGTTCAGGTAGTCTTCATAGGCGCCCGACCAATCCATATCGAACAGCCCGCTCAACAGGGCCTCGTTGGTAGCGCCTTGAGCTTGCGGTTGAAGGATTGGCTGCTGATAGATGATTTGTTCTTCAAAGGGAGCCGGGGCGTTGCCCGCACCAGAGGGCGCATAAAAGCTGCTGCCCGGTTCACCGGCACCTTGGAAGCTGCGCGTATAACGAATGTCGGAGAGGCCCGGCTCGTATTCAGGACGGTTCTGGATGCCCGGATAAAGTTGTGCAAGCTGGGCCACTGAGCCGATGAATTGGCCTAGGTCAGGCGCTGCGGTAGCAACTGGCGCGGGCTCCTGGGCAGGCAAACCCTCAAGGGCACCCATCGTGTAGACGGTGTCTTCGTCGGGATTTGCCGGGGGCGCGTTGAAAAATTCTGACATCTAGGGCCTCTCGTCGGTATTATACCACAGAAATTGTTGAAAATAAACCCTAGCGAACGTCAACGAAGTTGCTAGGCTGGAGCGCCTGAAGCAGCTTGCCGACGATCTGGGTCAGGACTGTGACTGACGGGTTAGTGACATCAAGGGTCGTGGCGGCGCTAATGGTGCCCTGCACCACGAAGAGAGGTCGGGTCCGGCGCCCCTGATCGAAGAGATCGCTTTGCTCCAGCACCTTGATGAGGGCATTCCACACGTCGCGAGAGGAGGCGTCCCAATCGGCAGGTGCGTCGGGGAAGGTGCGCGAGGAGATACGCCGTGTCATCGTAGGCCGTCCGGTTCAATAGCCATGCGGAACTGACCCATGCGCCATGGCAAATTAGAGGACGTCGAGGACTGGATTTGGATAGCAAACTCTCGGCCCCTCAAGCGCGTCGAAACTTTTTGGGTCGTGCCCGTCACGTCGAAAGGACCCTTGGTGATAAGGGCGCCGCCCGGATACTTGCGAGCTATTAAAGATACCTTAAGGGTTCCCGAATAGGGCGTATTGTCGGAGATGTTGCCAAAGTCAGGCGCGAACTTGTTAGCAAACATGATGGTGTTGCCATCTTGCGTATCGAAGTAGGCGCTCTCCAGATTGGCGGCGAGGGCCGACGTGTCAGCCGTGTAGCCATACTCTTGGTAGTAGACGTTCGAGGGGGTCACGTTGATAGCGAGCGGGTACTCGAAGGTGCCACCATCTTCCCAGACCGTGCGGGGCATGGTGCCAATGGTCCAGTGCTTTTCCGACGTGTTGTAGATCACGTAACGGTCGTTCTCGCCATTCGTGGAGGCCGTCGATGGATAGAACCAGATGATCTCGTCGAACGTAGAATTGACACCCGCGTAGATTTTGTCTATATTGTTGGTGTCCAAATTGTCATAGATGAAGCGCAGGACCGTGCAAGGCATAGGCAGCACGCGCCCGTCATATTGGTAGAACTGCCCGTTGTTTGACATCCAGTAAAGGACGCCCCGGTATTCGATGGCTGCATTTCGGGCGATGACGCCACACTGCTCGCCTGCTGCCACGAAGCCGAAGACGTCGTTGCCCCCGATGTAGGACTGAATGTAAAGGTCGCTGTCGGTCAGGATGGCGGTTTTGTCGCGCACTCGATTGACGGCACGGATTTCGGAGCCACGGCTTGGAAGCGGATAGTCGCCCGCATTGTTGACACCAGAGGGCGTCCAGTCCGTGTAGTCTTCTTGGCTGCACCACCTAATGAGAAGCGGGTTATAAGAACCACTCACGTCATGTGTGCCGTAGAGGAGAACATGCCGGGCTTCTGAAGCTACCCGCACGATCTGATTCACGGAGGGCGCCGCCGTCACAATGGTCATGCGCTCAGTGATGCCTGCGCTGGTATTCCAGTACATGAGCGGACCCTTGGAAGGAACTGCTAGGAGGTCGGTGCCCCATAGGTCGGCAGACCACAAGCGAAGCGGAAGCGGCACTGCACCAGCGGCATCGTTCCAGCCAAAATTGCCGCCCCACGCACCCGTGCCCCAGCCGCTCTGTTGTGTGGTGTCTTCGGGTCCAGCGTTGTAACAGAAGCTGATGCCAATGGCACCACCCGTTGCTGCGGAGGTGGCTGCGGCGGTAGTAGATACTTGGATGGTGAAGCTGTTGGCGTCGACGACGCTCACAGGGAACATGGCCGAGACGGAAGACGGTGAATTGATGACGATGTTGCCGCCAATGGTCGCTGCCGCCGAGACAATTTCCACGAGGGTGCCGTCAGTCAGGCCGTGGGCTGAGACGGAGACCGTAACTTTGTTGGAGCCTGCGGTCGTCGACAAAATGTTGGAAGTGGCGAGGGTTGACACCACGGGTGTGATATTGTAGAATGTCGACAACTCGCTAGAAAAAGCGCCTTGGTTAGTGGCGATAAATGCTGCCTGCTGACCTAGCCGGTTGCGGAGCGTGTCGAGAAGCCGGGGGACGCCTGAAATCTTATTGGCCTGCGAAGGGTCGATGATATTCTGCCAACCACCCATGAGTTCGGGGCGCCCAAAGCGAAAGCGGATTTTGTCGGCATCGACCCAGTGGCCGGTCGCGTCCAGTTCGGTGTTCTCTTTAACGACGCCGACTTTGAAGTTCAGTTCTGTGAGGCGCTGATCTTGGAGCGTGGCCGACATGGTTACTCGATGACACGAATGTCAAGACTATTGAGGGAACTGACGAGGGCGCTTACGGTCGCAAGTTGCGTGTTGATCGCTGAGACTGAAGCTGCGATTTCAATGACTTGAGTATTCAGCGCCGCAAGTGAGGCTGAGACCGCTGCAACATTTGTTCGAACTGCGCTGACTTCTGCGGATACGTTGGCGACCTGAACATTTAGGGCTGATACAGAAGCTGATACGGCGGCTACTCGAACGTCCACTGCGGAAACTTTTGCAGACACGTCAGCTACTTGCACGTTTAGAGCCGACACAGAAGCAGACACCGCTGCTACTTGTACGTTAAGAGCGGAGACAGAAGCCGAGACATTTGTCACGCGGACGTCAAGTGCAGAAACTTGCGCTGAGACTGCCGCGACTTGAGTTGCGAGGGAGCCGACGAGGCCGACGCAGGTGGCGGTGGTGCAGACGATTAGTTCGGTACCAGAGGTGGGCAGGGTTGCGCCGGTGCCAGTGGCGTTCTTGATGACCAAGTTGTAGGCGCCCGTGGTCTGACGGAAAGCGGCGTAGGTCTTAGACTGAGCGGGCACGATGATGTTGACGTTGCCAGTCATGGTGCCAGTGAATACGAGGATCGCGGCACGCGATTGGTCGGTGGCTGCGTTGGCTTCGGTCAGGGTTACGTCGGCGCTAGAGACAGTGACAACTGCTTGACCTGCGATGGCTGCTGCAATAAGATCGAGGTTGTTATTAGTCTTGGTGCCCCAGGTCGTGGCGTTCTCGCCAGTCGCCTGTAGCTCAAGCCTTAGAAGGGGATCATAGGTAGAGGGCATTACTTGCGCTCCTGAAGGATGCGTGTGACTTTATCGTCGATTCTATTTAACACAACTGTGAGTTTGTTTTCAAGCTCGCTGACTACCTCACGAGTTGCAAAGTCCTTGTTGACCTGGGCCACATGCCGGAAATGATCGTCGTGGAGCTTTTCGATTTTTTGGTCCATGGTCTTTAGTTCCCTGTGCAGATAGGCAGCCCACGCCAATGCAAGCGGCAACAAAATGTCTGAGAGGACTTTCCACATTGCAACCAAATCCATGGCACTAGCTCGGCGAACTCATGGAGGGGTTCCACTGAACGGGTGTCACAATGATCTGGTCACCCGATTCTGTGAGCAAGTAGCCGCCAGCTTCAGTAGCCAAGTAGACAGTAAGGTCTTGTTGGGCGCGCCCATCGGGCACAGGCAATGATTCACGACGCGGTTTGGCAGAGTAGTTCTGCGGGTGGTTCTTGAGGTCAAAGCGCCCGTCGTAGCAGGAATGGCAGACAACAAAGTTTGTAGTCTCTTTGCGGAGTTGCTTACGCTTGTAGTTGAAGCCGCATCGGTCACAGACCGACCACATCTGCCAGACGGACATTACGGCTGACCCGCGATAGTGTTCTCAGGCGAGCCCATGTTCCGGTTCGATGTGTCGGAGCGGCGGGCGCGGGTGTATTCGATGTTGAGGACCGCGATCTCTTCGTCGGCAATGCCCTTCCAGATCTGAACGGCGTTGGCGTTCTTGGTCCAGGCGTTGGCGTACATCATGGCCGCCGCGAAGAAAGCCGAGTCCGTCTTCTCAGAGAAGTAGTTGGTAGGCGCCGCCGAACTTAAGATGGTGACTTGGGGGATGTATTCGATGAGCGCGGTGGCGTTGGCGGGCGGGGTCGGAGCCAAGAAGATCGTGGCGTTGTCCTTGGGCGCATAGTACTTGGTGGGCGCGCAGGAAGTGTAGTCAGGCCAATAGGCCGTCAAGAACTCGTTGTTCTGTTCTAGCAGGGTGGTCCATCCCCCGGTCGCACACACTTGGATGGACTTGAGAACAAGCAGGTCAGATGGGAGCGCCAGGGTCCGGGTAGAGGCGCTAACAGATATTTCGGTGAACCGGAACGTATTGATGGGGTCAAGGCGCCGCTGCAAATAGCCCTGGGCGCGCTCGATGATGGAGGGCAAGGCTGAGACGAACTCAGCGGAGTCTTCTTCCATGTTGGCTTGGACATCGGCCACCAATGTGCTATAGGTGTATCCCATTACCGCCTCCCAATCCTAAGAAGGAAAGGACCACGTTCGCGGTCTTCACGCATTGCATCTCGCACCATGCGCTCGTATTCACCCTTAATCATGTTCAGGCGATTGGCGTCTGCCCGTGTGCCGCGCCGCATGCCAATCCAGTAGGCGAGACCGTAGGTGATGGCGGGCAGGAAGCGCCGGGGCACGTCGACATTGTCGAAAGCGCGCAGTGTGTCTTCAGTATTCTTTTGGACCGTAAGAACTAAATTATAGGTTTGGTCTGGCAGCGGCCACAAGTTCATGATATTGGAATCGCGGCGCCGGTCCCACCAGTACCGAATAGGACGGCCTGTTACGGACTTGGTGGGGATTTCTGCCCAACGCTCATAGCCGTCCCGGTCCATTACCATTTCTGTGGTGGAGGTCTGAACGGTAGCTACGAGTACGTCGGAGATGGAAGGGCCGAAAGTAAGGGAGCTGACGGAAGCGGAGACCGGAACTACGGTGGTTTCAATTTTGTGGAGAAGGACGTTCCGATTCTGAAGGTCGGTCAACAGATAGTCGAGACCGCGCTTTGCGCTGATGAGTTCG